GGTAGAAGCCGCAGACCGCGTTCAGCTTCCCGTTGATCGTGGACGCCATGAGGCCCTTGGCCTCCATCTCGCGCATCCACACCTCGATGTACGCCCGCTCCGCTTCGAGGGGTCGCACGTTGTGCCCGGCGCAGAACTGGAACCACTGGCGCAGCGACAGGCGGTAGCCGCTGACCGTCGGCTCCTTGTACCGGATCAGGAACTTCGATGCCGCCATCTCGTCAACGTCGAGACGAAGGTCTTGGGGTCGTGCAAGGTCGGTGTTCGAGGTGTTCATGCCAGCTCCTCAGGATGGTCCGACCTGGCTGATGGTCGGATCGGTGGGTGTGCTGGCTGGCTCTATGGCTGGGTCACTCACGACGAATCACGAGTGGCGTCCACCAGTCTGCGCTCATCTCGACACGCCCGCAAGTCCCTGACCTGGGCGAACGTTGTGTCAGGTCGCGGCCTCTCCGGGTCTGCACGACACCGACGCTTCCGACGTGTCGGGCCTGACACGCGCCCATGGGTCGTAAGGTCCGAAACATGAGCCTGATGATCGACGTTGACAAGGTAGAAGCTGTCCTCCTCGCCGACGGATGGCACGAGATCGCCGACCGCAGCTTCCGACTCGACAGCTACGAGTTCGTGTGGGGCAACCAGTACCAGCGCGACAACGACGAGTTCACCACCATGCACGGCGGCGGCCAGAGCGGCATCTGCGCCACCGGCTTCGCCTTCCACAACCCCAACCAGCAGACAATCGCCGGCCCACTCACCGCGATCCTCGCCGTCCGGAGCTCCACCAGACTCGCCTACGACACCGACGAACCCGCCAATGACTGATCACGGAAGCGCCGCTACCGCCGTCTGCGGGCAAGCCCACAAGGACCGCGGGCTCGTTGTCCGCTGCGCCAAGCCGGGCCGGCCACGTCGATCCCCACCTCGGTGAAGCCCGCGGCCGGAGCGTCGAATGGACGGACGCCGAGGTCCGGTTCCCATTACGCGCCGAGCACATCCGCTCGCTCGAGGAACGCCTCAACTACCTGACCGAGCAAGAAGACCACGGCCGAGGCAACCGCTACGTGAAGACCGAACGAGCGGCGCTCACCGCCGCACTCCCGATCCTGCGCGACCACCACACCCAAGCCGCCGAACAGCGTCACTCGTGAGCCTCAACCAATGGATCACAGGCGCCGCCTAACTCCATGTGCCGACATGTGCCGAAGCGTGCCTAACCCCCCCCCGGCACGTAGGTGAAGGAGTGTGCCGTGTGCCTTAGTGAAGGCACACTCCTACAACCACAGCCCACCACCAACAACCAGACCGTGCCGACGGCACAACCCCGGCACACCCACCCTCCACACAAATGAGAATGACTCTCGCTACCATCACCACAACAGCGGGCTGTCCATTCGAACGGACGTGGGAACGATGGATGACGGTCGGATCGGGTCGGATCCACCCCAATCCGGTCTCCCGCGGGCTGAAACCGCCCCCGATCACAGCCAGAACCGTGCGAGCTCGAGCCGTCGAGGCCCTGGTGAAGACCCGGGTTCGGTGCTGCCCAGCTGCTCACGCCGGCGCTGGGGCTCGTGGATCGGTATGCACCCGGATCAGGGTCAGCTTGACATAACCGATGTTATGGGGCGGCCTATAAGCCTCTCACCAGCGGTTATGACCGCCGACCTTCTATGCAGACCCGATCAGGGCGGTTATCCCCAGCACTGTCGACGTCGGCCAGTCGGCCCTATGCATCGTGATGCGGGGGGGCCTTGTTCTCCTGAAGGCCGGGTCCCCCCCCACCGGGGTGAGGTCACCGACGCTCGAGCTGCGCATCCCACCTCCCGGCCGGCTCGAGCTCGACGGCCAGGCCCCACGGCTGGCGGCGCCGGCTTCGACCCCCCTAGTTCAACCCGGCCCGACGCTGGTAGGTGGACTGGTGCTTCAGAAATCGCTGTTACGCACGGCGGTGCCATTGGGGTTGTTTCACGGTTCCGCTGTGGTGGCGGCTGGTGACTCGTCGTCGGTGTGTTGAGTGCAAGGGGTTGCTCCCGGTTGATGCTCCTGCTCGGCGCAAGTTTTGTCCGGCGCCGGCGAAGTGTAAGGAGCGGGCTGATAATCGGGCGGCGTACGCGCGCAAGAAGGCGAGGAGGTTGGCTCGTCCGACTGGGCGTGTGGCGCCGTCGGAGTCGGGGGATGGGCGGGCGTCGGCTCGGCGTGGTGATGGTTATGAGGAGTTCGTGGCGGCTGATTGGCCGTCGACGGTCCGCGGTGGGATGCGTCATCAGACGGCGGCGGACATGTTGGGGGTGACGCGGGAGACGATTTCTCATTGGATGGCTGCGTCCGATGAAGATGCTGCTGCTCGTCTTGCCCATGATGGGTGGAGGTGTTCCCCGGCGGCCGAGCGGATGTTGGGGGATGGCGGGTTCGCTGAGTTCCGGGCGACGTTTTTCATGGATGAGCGGGGTGAGCCGTATCTCACGCCGGTGGTGCATGTTCGGTGGATCGGGGCGGTGCTTGAGGCGATTCAGGGTGGTCGCCGGCAGCTGATTTTGTCGCCGCCTCGGCATGGGAAGACGGCGTTGCTGATCCATTTCGCTATCTGGTTGATCTGCCGGAATCCGAATATCCGGATCATGTGGGTGGGCGGCAACGAGTTGATAGCGAAGAACGCGGTGGGGGCGGTGCTCGACGAGTTGGAGAACAACCGGGCGCTGGTCGGGGCGGTGTTGGGCCCGTCGCGGACCTTCAAGCCACAGAGTCGGACGGGGAAGACGTGGTCGAGCTCACAGATGACGGTGGGGACCAGGTCGGGGACGGGGATCAAATCGCCGACGTTGGTCGCGGTCGGGAAGGGCGGCAAGTTGCTGTCCCGGGACGCGGACCTGATCGTGGTGGACGACATCGTCGACAACGATTCGGTGGAGTCGCCGGCGCAGCGTGAGAAGGATTTCACGTGGTTGAACACGCAGCTGGCGTCGCGTAAGGAGGAGCACACCGCGATCCTGGTGATCGGGTCACGGCAGCATCACCAGGACTTGTACTCGAGGTTGATCTCGAACCCGGCGTGGTCATCGATCGTGGAACACGCGCATGACCTGTTGTGCGAGCTGCCTTCGCATCCGTTCCGCTCCCCGGATGAGCATGTCGACTGCCCGGTGTGCGCCGCGCATGTGGACTGCATGTTGTTCCCGGAGGTGCGGTCGTTCGGCTGGCTGCAGGATCAGCGGGCCAGTTTCGGTGATGACCTGCTGTGGGAGATGGTGTACCAGAACCTGACCCGCCCGGACGGTGCTGATCCGGTGACGTTGGAGCATTTGCAGTACTGCCGGAACCCGGGTCGGCGGATCGGTGAGATCCCACCGGGGTGCACGTTGATCGCCGGCCATGATCCGGCGTCGGCGGGGATGCAGGGCAACGTGTTATGGGCGGTGGACCCGGTCACGTTCAAGCGGTATCTGGTCGACCTGGAGGAGCAGAAGGGGGGAGGCACCCCCGGGTTCCGGAAGATCATGCGTGAATGGGATGAGCGGTACCACTGCAAGTTGTGGATCGTTGAGACGCAGAACAACAACGACGCGGTGTCACAGGATCGGGACATTCTGGAATACACGACGCGGCACGGGATTACCGTGTTGTCGACGTTCACGACGATGCACACGAAATGGTCACCGGATTTCGGTGTGCCGGTGCAGTTGGCGTTGTTCCGCCGTCGGGAGCTCGACGTCGACGGGGTGTGGAGACCGGCTCCGCTGATCGATCTGCCGTTCGGTGATGAGACGTCACGGGAGAAGATCCGCCCGTACGAGCAGCAGGTCATGAACTTCGAGCCGGGCGCGAAGAACAACGGTGATCTGTTGATGGCCGGCTGGTTCCCGGAGACGGAGATCCGGAACTGGCGGTTGTCGGAGCAGACGGTCGTCGAGGCCGCGTACGACCCGGTCGCGTACCCGTTCGTCGCCGCCGGTGAGGAGTACACGATGGATGACATGTATTCGATCGCGGGGGTTGCGTGATGGCTGATGTGGCCGAGGTTGGTGCCTCGCAGTCGAAGATCGATGAGGTCTGCCATCGGGTGTCGGAGTTGAAGCAGTTGAACCAGCCGCAATGGGTGGAGCGGGCGAAGATCCGGGATGTGATGAACAACCGGAAGGCGCTCGAGGCGCTGGTCGGGCGCACGATCAAGGACCGGGATCAGCGGTTACCGATCGCGAACATGATCCAACGGGCCGTGCATGTCCTCGGTTTGAAGTTGGGCCGGCGTCCCGACAGCAAGGTTGATCCGCCGTTCTCATCCGACAGTGACCTTGCGCACAAGAAGGCGGACAAGCGGGCCCGGATCGTGGACTCGTTGGACCGGGCGTGCAACCTCGAGATGATGCTCCCCCAGATCGGGAGATGGACCCCCGGGTATGGATTCGCGCCGGCGGTGTTGCGTCAGAAACTCGATCGGAACGACGAGCCGTTCCCGAACATCGAACTGCGAGACCCGTTCCACTCGTTCCCGGGGGAGTGGGGTGCCGGGCAGGAACCGGATGACATCGCGTTCGCGTACGTGATGACCCGCGAGAAGCTGCAAGCCCTGTACCCGAACGCGGTGTCGGACCGTCAATGGGATCGGGCCGGTGGCGGGGTGCTGCTCGGCCCGGATAGCGCGGGCTGGTCGAACCAGGCTGGTCGTGGTGTCGCTATCTACGAGTACTACGACGCTGACGGCTGCTGGTGGGTGTGTCCGGCGTCGAGAACGTTGCTCACCTACACCCCGAACCTGTTGTCGGGCCCGCAGTTCCGGGTCGCGAAGCGGTTCTGTTTCGATGAGCTCACCGGGATGGGTGACTCAGCGATCGGTGTGATGGCGAACATGGTCCGTCTCGCTCTGCTCGCGACGATCGCGACCGAGGATTCGGTGATGGCCGGTTTGGACGTGGTCGGCGAGCTCCGCGGCGGGAAGTACATCCGGGGCCGGAACGCGGTGAACTTCTTCACGCCCGGCACCCAGGTGCAACGCACGAACAGCCGGGTGCCGTTCGAGGCGTTCCAGCAGTTCGACCGGTTGCAGGACCAGCTTCGTCTCGCGGTTGGGCACTCGAGGAAGGATGATGGGATCTCCCCGAACAGCTTCGTGACCGGCCAGGGGTTGCAGGAGCTGTCGTCATCGGACGGGTTGGAGATCCGCGAGTACTTCACCGTCCTCACCCATTTCCTTCAGGACATCGACTCGATGAGGTTGGAGTGGCTGGAGAAGTACTACGGCGACTCGACGTTGAACATGTTCGGTGTTCGGGCCGGCGCCCCGTTCTCGGAGACGTATGTGCCGTCGAAGGACATCGCCGGGAACTACCAGACCCGCCGGGTGTACGGCGCGATGGCCGGGTTCGATGACGCGACGAAGATCGTGACCGGCTTGCAGTTGAAGCAGGGGAAGATCATCGACGCTGGCACGTTGCGCGAGCAGATCGACGGGTTGGAGAACCATCAGAAGATCGCTGAACGGGTCCTGGCTGAGGATGCCGAGGATGTGTTGTTCGCGAGTTTGAGTGCGCGGGCGCAGCAGGGTGATCCGTTGGCGACGCAGGCGGCGATCGGGTTGCTGCCCGAGGGGAAGATGAAGGAGCTTCTGACCACCGTGTTCCCGCCGCCACCGCCCCCGGATCAGACTGCGGCTGCGGGTGCTCCACCGCCGGCGGACGCGGTGTTGCCGCCGGGTGCGACCGCGCCGCCGCCGGCGGGTTCGGGTGATGTGCAGTCGGTGTTGAGCCGGCTGGCGGCTGGTGGCGGGGTCACCGCGAACGTGCAGACAGTCGGACGCGTGTCGTGACGGACCTCGACGAGCTTCGTTCAACGGTGCTCTCCGCGTTGCAGGACGCTGTCAACGGGTCGGAGTGGGCGCCCCCGGCAGGTGGAGTCATCACCGAAGCCGTGATCGTCATGCACTGGATGGATCCGGACGGGACCACCGGTATGAGTTTCGTGCCAGCAACCAACCACTTCTGGAGCACCGAAGGTTTGCTGCGTGGAGCACTCCGCAGCCACCTCGCACCCCCGGACGACGACGACGAGGACGGCTGATGCCGGGCGGACGAGGCCAGCGCGGCCGCGGCGGCTACCAGCCCCCGGCCCAGCCGGCGCCGGTGTCCGGCCCCGGCGCGCTCGCAGCACGCACCGACACTCCCGCGACCCAACCCATCCGGGTGGCGTCCGGCGGTGACTTCGGTGCCCGCCAAGCGATGGTCGGACTGCAACACGCCGCCCCCCTCGCGGCCGGCGGTCCACCACCGGCGGCTGCACCAGCACCAGGGCAGCCGTCAGCGATCCCGTCACCGCAACCGGGGTCGCTCACCCCGTTGACCGCGCCCACATCCCGGCCCGCTGAACCGATCACCGCTGGGTTGTCCGTCGGGCCCGGCCCGGCACCGTCAACACCGGACGGTTCAGTCGCGATGATGCTCCGCCAGGCCGCGGACGCTTCCGGCAGCTCGTCACTGCACGCGCTCGCCGATCTCGCCGAACAGATGGGCCAGTAACCCGCGGTGGCGTTCGATAACGAGTCGCTGTCAGCGGCAGCGCAGTCAGGACCCGGGCTTGACCCGCAGTCCCTGGTCGGTATCGCCACCGCGTCAGCGGACCCGTCGGAGGCGTCGCAGAACGCGGCTGCGACGCAGGCGTACGCGGCCGCGCAGAAGGCTGTAAATCAGGTGCGCTCCCAGGACGCGGGTGTGCAACGCAAGGTGTGGGGCAGTCTGAAGGCGTCGGAGCAGGCGATGTGGACCTCGATCGGGTATCACCCGCCGAAGCAAGCGCATCGGAGTCTGTTCTCACGGGTGACGAACACCCTCGCGGATGTGACGTCAGCTCCGTTGGACGCGGTTGGGCATGTCGCGACCGCAGCGGTCGGTGAAGGGTTGCACTATCTCGCCGCCGGTGAACGCCAGGTGCAGCACGCCTACCGGGCGGGCGCCCTCATCACCGATCAGAACGTGGAGGCCGGGCGCGGCCAGTTCTCGTTCCACGGTGTGTTCTCCCCCAGCGAATGGGCGGACGCGTGGCGGCACTCGAAGAACGGGGAGCAGACGTTCCTGCCGTCGCATGTGGCGAGAATCACGAAGCAGTACGGGGACGAAACTGTCGCTCTCGCCCGCCAACTCGCGGGTGGAAGAACACCCGATCAGGTGATCCTGGCGTTACCGGAAGATCAACGGGCTGCGATGGCCAGCCGATTGCAGTCCGACACCAACCTGCACGACGCCACCCGCGAACTGCAGAACGCGAAGATCAGTTTCGGGCGTCGGCTGGTCGGCGAATCGAACCTGAATGGAAAGAACCGTCGCCTCGCCCATCTGGTCGCCGGGACAACCGACGCGACGTTCGACATCCTGTCCGACCCGGTGATCGTCGGCGGGAAACTGTCGAAGGGGTTGCAGGAGCTCCCCTACATCGCTCACAACGCGGATGCTGTCGGCCAGATTCTGGAGAAGCCGGGGGCGCAACGGTTGATCACCGCGGCGTCCGACGCGTTGCATGGTGGTGACGCCGCCGAATTGATCCGCCGGTTCCCGAAGTTCACTCCGATCGCACAGCAACTGGTCGATGAGGGGGTGAACACCCCGGAGGCGATGACCGAATGGTTCAAGGGTGTCGCTGGCCGCAACGCGATCCTCGAGGGGAAGGTCGGCGGGTTCGCTCACGGCGGCGGTGTCCTCGTGCCGAACATCTCCCGAACCGGGCTGGTCGGGAATCAGGCGAAGGTCGTAGCGACGAAGGTGATCGACTTCGGTGCCGACAGCGGCATCCCCGGTTTGCACGGCACCGGCACGTTCGTGAAACGCCTCACCCGGCAGACCGTGCAGTCCGGCTCGTTCAACGCCGACAGCGAAAACGCGTTGCGTGACATCCAACGAATCGCTGACTACGCGCTCCCACGCAAGCGGGCGGATGAGGTGGTGAACATGTTCGCCCACGCCCCCGATCTCGGGACCCAACGCAACGTGTACAAGGGCTTGATCGGTGAGGTGTTCGACCGGCTCGGTGTCCCACAGTCCTACAAGGACAACTACTTCTCCGTGCTCGACGAGGCGCACGACGCCGCGTACGGGGTCGGTGACCGGATGGTCGTGAACGGTCAGGAGCAGTCGGTCGGGTTCCTCGAGCCGCACCTGCAGAACGAGTGGGCGATGCCGAACTACCGGGAGCTTCGCTCGCAGGCGTCGCGGAACATGGTGGTCCAGGCGTTGTACGGGACGATCAACGGTGATCTGGTCACCAAGTTCATGGACACTTGGAAGCCGGCGTCGCTGCTTCGCATGGGGTTCCCGATCCGCTCCGGTGGTGAGGAGGCGGTCGGTGCTGCGCTGCGCGAGGGGCCGCTGTCGGTCCTACGCGGGAGGCTTGCCGACTCGGCGTTGGCTGACGGGAAGATACTGCCGTACCACCCGATCGAGAACGCGGTGGAACGCCTCACCCGCCATCTCCCGGACTCGGTGGCGAAGGTGGTTCACACCCCGGCGGACCTTGCCGGTGAGGTGTTCGGGGACCGGGCGCGCCGCGCGTTCCGGTATGTCGAAGGCCGTTTCGCCGGCAAGGAGTATGTGCAGGGAGCGAAGGAGATCGCCGCGCTTCACGACGGTGCGCTGCCCGACCTGATCAACGCGACCGAAACCCGTGGTGCGGGGTACCTCGCCGACTCGAACGCTGTGGCTCGCATGGCCGCGAAGGGTGTCACGGGGAAACCGGCGTATCTCACCCCCGGGCCCGAGTTCATCGGCTACGGGCAGACGGACACGTTGTACACGCACATGTGGCAGAAACGCCTTGATGAGATCGCCCAGTCCCGCATCGCGCGCCCGGCGATCGACACCGCCGACCAGGGGGTCACCGCGCAGATCGACGCGGTTGTTGAACGACTCAAGCAGGATGACATGACCGCCCTGCGAGGGCGGGCGACACGGAACATGGTGTTGCAGGACGGTCACGTCGTGGGTGTGAACGCCACCGAGGATGAAGCCCTAACGGACTGGGCGCGAGTGGTGGTTGACAACGTGAATCATCTCACCAGCGATGCCGCTGGGAACCGTATCCCCGCCGTTCACGACGTGCTGAAGGCCGGACGGCGGTCACCTGACATCACTGTGCTCGACGGTGTGCCCGATGTGTTGCGACCGCCGTCGATGTCAGGCCCGGAGATGCTTCCCGTGCACGGTGAAGGGAAGTGGGAGCAGATCACGAACCGCGGGTTCGAGCACATCGGTCGGATGATGAACTGGATCGCCCGCGAACCGATCTTCACCCACAACTACGTGGAGTCGAAGAAGGAGCTCGAAGGGTTCCGCGCTGGGCTTGCCGCGACCGGTCTCGGCCCTGACGCGGTCGAGCAACGCATCCGGGAGATGGCTTCAATGCGGGCGTTGGAGAAGACGGTCCCGTTCATCCATGACCCGCACCTGCGATCCCAGTTCGCGGAGGACGGCCGGAACCTGATGCCGTTCTGGTTCGCGCAGGAGCAGTTCTACAAGCGGTGGGCGAAGACGCTCGCTCATTCCCCGGAGGCGTTCCGTGAGGCGCAGCTGACGATGAGCGGGATGCGTCACTCCGGGATCGTGAAGAAGGACGCGCAGGGGAACGACTTCTTCATGTACCCGGGCGCCGGCGCGGTGCAGCAGGCGCTGTCGAAGGTCGCCGAGCTCGTCACCGGGCATCAGGTGTCGTTGCCGTTGCCGGTCGGGTTCTCCGGGCAGGTTCGTTTCGCGACCCCCGGCACCGAACGGTTGGGGGTTCCGTCGTTCGGGCCGCTGGTGGCCGTACCCATGGGGTTGCTGTCGAAGCGGTTCCCGGAGCTCGAGGCGCTCAACCAGTCATTGGCCGGTGAACGCGGCGCCGGCCGGTCAGCGTGGGAGCAGGTGCTGCCGACGACCATGGTCAGGGCTGCCCACGCGTTGTTCGATAATCCGGAGACGTCACCGCAGATGCACTCGGCGGTGCTGCAGACCATCCAGTACCTCGAGGCGACCGGGCACGGTTTGCCGGAGGGGTCATCAGCGTTGGAGCAGGAGCATTACCTGGACCGGATCAAGTCGTGGGCGCGGGTGTTGATGGTGAACCGGCTGTTGTTCGGGTTCTCCGCTCCGGCCGCGCCGGAGTTGCAGCTGGACCCGTCTCATCTGCATGAGGAGTTCTCGAAGCTGCTCGGTCAGCTCCCGATCGATGAGGCGCAGAAGGAGTTCATGCGCCGCCATCCGGACGCCAACGCGTACACGGTGTTTCAGTCGAAGTCGGTGGCTGGGGCGCCGCTGCCGGCCACGGCGGAGGCGGTGAAGTTCATGCAGAACAACGCCGAGTTCCTGAAGCAGTACCCGGAGGCGGGCGCCTGGTTCCTGCCGCAAACCCCGGGCAAAGGCTTCGACCCGGTCGCTTTCCGGGAGCAGATGGGGTTGGAGATGCGGAAACGGAAGACGACGGATGAGTTCTACCGGGACATCAAGTTCACTGAGGCTGCCGGCGACTACTTCGACACGAAAGACGCGCGCGACGCAGCCCTTGCTGCCGCGGGGTCGAACAGCGCGCAGAAGGCG